AAAGTAGGAGGTTCTCGCAACTAGACTACCTCGGAGTCTACCCTATCACGTCTGAGGGGCTGTGATTGCTTTCTAGCGATGTACAGTCGCTGGAATAAAAGAATAATGCAGACTCGCACTACTATAAATCGTTACGTGACTTTACCATACTAATCAATCGTGGTCAATATATCACTTTTAATGGTTTTAACTATGGTAACGTGTCTAAAAAAGAGCATAATTCGTACATATACACAATGACGTGTACATAAAACAAAGGAATCTAATCATGTGGACATCACCAGCAGTACGTGAAATGCGTTTTGGCTTTGAAGTTACTATGTACGTAATGAACAAATAGTATATAGATTGTATATACCTAGTTATGGAGTTACATTCTTCATAATGTCTTCATGGCTGGGTTCTTGAGAGTACTCAAACTCTATCAGCATCTCAATAAAGTGTATCGCCTTCTTTAAGTCCTCCAGACCGTTCTTATTCCTATGCCTACAAAGGTACTTAATTGCAGTAGCCTCTAGGTACGGAATGTTATTGTAATAGCAAAACTCTGCCGGCTGTATTGCAAAACCTTTGTAGTGATTGCCACCGTGTTGGATGTCTAGTACGCTCATTACCAGTCACTCGCTGACATTGTTGAACCACTTACATGGTTTTTAGGTGATTTCATGTTAGCCCTGTCTATTGCACGTTGAGTCATGTATAGATTGCTTAATTTCCTGTCATCAAAGTTAATTACCCTAGCACCTTCTATAGTTGGTGTATTTTCGCTAACCTTAGTTTTGTATTTTTTAGGTGACACATACTCTAAAGCATCCTCGTAGCTCATTAGCTTGGTAGTGACAAAGCTGTAGTACTTACGTGTGCCGGTGTCGCTAACAACAATGCTTTTCATAAAGCCTCTAGCCATTAAACTCTTAATCGTATTAGACGCAGTATTCTTATCGGCATCTAATTGCTGCTTCATGTCTGTTAAAGTCTTAGGCAATACACAAAATTCTAGGTAGACGTTATATCTAGCAACCATCTCTTTTGCCATACTGTCTAATTTAGCTTCTTGTTTTGCGTACGAGTCTGCTATTCTTTTCTCTCTAAATGCTTGCTCTGCTGCCTTGGCTTCTTCTTGTGTCTGATAATTGCCAATGTGGATAATCTGACAGTCTGAATCCCTAGCTGTTACTACCCATGCATCTACTTTCTTACGAAAGACAATCATAATAAACCTTTCTCAATTAATCTTAACTGCGTTTCAATAACACCCTCTAGGTGCGATAACTTTAATTCATCTCTTGTGTGGTTAGTTCTTACTCTTCCATCTATAGCATCGTGGCATCCAGAGCAACAATACGCACCGTGTAGGTCATTTACTTTCTGACCAGTACCGTGTCCATACCTAATACCATTTAAATGCGCCAAAACGGTTGTTTCCGAATTGCCGTTGCAGTAGCCAATAATTCTGACCGTGCAGTTCTCGCCTTTAGCTGATTGTGTGATTTTACTCATTGAACACAAATCCAATCGTGCCAGCCCATATTTCAACATGACGTTGATAGTCTGCCATCTCTGCTGTAGATAGTTTGGTCGTACTCTTAATTACTTCAATTGTTTCGCCATTGACTACAGACTGACTGCGTAAAAACTTCCAGCCCATAAGCTCATGTATCTTGTCTGGTGATTCGCCAATATACTCGCCAATCGCACCGTATAACTTCCATAAGCGTGAGTTTTGTTCTAAGTTACGTGTGTGTGACTTGATAGTTACATTAGCCACATAACCCTGTGATAAATCTAGTGCCTTAATCTTTTCAAACAAGTAAGGCAGGTTACTGCTGCTAATGTTGAAATTCTTAATTTCCATCTTTAAATAAATCCTTTATCTTTCTGCGTGACTCTTGAGATGTAGCCACTTTCACCGTTTCTATTTTGTCTTGCTTTATTTCACCAGTTATCACCCTAGTGCCGTCTGTTGCCCTAAACTTACCTGTGAACCCAGCAGCCTTCATGCGCCTTATAAATTCATTACATGTAATCTCAGTCACTAAACACAGCCTTAACTAAAATGTCCATGTAAGCAGGAATCGTAAACTTGCCAGACTCGTACTTAGCAATGCTATCCCTAGTCTTAAACAACTTAGTGCCAAACTCTTTCTGTGATAAACCTGTTTTAGTGCGTAGTTCTTTTAACTCTGTGTGTGTCATATATAACCTTATCTGTCGTTGATAGAATTATTATATATCACGCTGTATAAAATATGCAATGATTACTTGGCTTTTCTTTTGGCTTCTTCTAATGTGTCGTAGTAACCTAAGTTTTTATTGCGATGACTAAGACCGTACTTAACTCCGGTAGGTGAAAAGTATTTGGCTATAGTCCATGCACCAGAACTTATGTGGTACTTGTCCTGTTCAATCCATTTCATGCGTATTTCTCTTTTAGTTTAAGAACAGCATCGTGCAATGTAATTCGTGAGTTTGGTTCGTGCCATTGTTTTTTCCATCTGTATTTAGATACAAGCGAATTGCCTAGGTCAATCTCGTCATGGTTTACGTGAGATGTTAAAAATACAAATGACTGCTTTCCTGTTTCGTAACACATATCGCAAAGACGTTCTAAAGCAAGCTGCTGACCAAATGGCATTTGTGCATCTAAGTATTTTGTTTCAATAAATATATATAGCTTGTTATTAAACTCCATGAACGCATCTAAATCCATTGGAGTTATCTTGCCAAATGTCATGTTGTCAAAATTGACAATGCTTCTCATGTGTTCACGATTGCGTATCATAATGTTCTCCTAGCACTTCTTTTGCAGCAATAACTGAAGTATCTGGAAAGTTCTTTGGGTTTCGTAAGATACGTTTAGCCCAAGCATGATAGTCTGTTTTAGGTTTAATTCTTTCGTGAATAAATAAAGCTAACTTGTCTGCGTGAGCCTTATTGTCTTCATGGCTAACTGGTGCTGGCAATGCTTGGTATATTGGGTCTTTAGGTCTGCATAGTCCGAGTATGTCATGTGGTGTAGGTGGCTTGCTTGAACTGTCTACCCATTGACTGACTGCTTTCTCTACTACGCTGTACTCGTACTTAGATAGTAAGTTCCACCAAGTTAAGATAGCTTCTTTTGTTAAAGGCGGTTTGTTAGTAAGTTCCATTGCAACATTTAACATTCCCCAAAACTGTTTTTTATTAGAATCATTCATTTGCAATCCTTTCTAGTGTAGGTGCTGACTCTAGCCAGTCATTGAATTGTGCATCAGATACAAAGCCGTAGCCTTTCATAGTTTTAACTGATTTATCTTTTACCCAGTCAGCATTAAATCCTGTCCAACCCTTTTCGCAGCATAAAGTAATTGCTTGCTCTGGTGTAATGCCAGCCAATACAGCTTGATTGCATATTGCTGTAAACATACGCTCAGTAAATGGTGCTGCTCTTTTACTTTTTCTTATAGCTTGATACTCAGTAAATAATTCCGTAGGAATTGGTGGTATGTATTTGTTTAATGGTTTATGTTTAGTGGTTATTGTTTCTTGTTTAGCATTAGCCTTTGGTACACCCCCTGATAGCCCCCCTATTACCTCGCTATCACCATCCTTTGACCACCTTTTAGCAGCCCCACGTTTACCAGCTTCACTAAATGCTTGGTATTGTTCAATTTCTTTATTAGCACGATGATTTATCCATCCATCATCAGTCAGAATAAAAAACTCCGTCAATACGCTTTCAACGTCAGATAAATACTCTTTGTTTAAGCAAAGTAGTCTAGTAATTTTTATTAAATCATTTTGTATTGGTTGCTCATGTAGGTAATAAAAGTCTAATAACCTGCGGTAGCAAATATCCTCGGTAGGCGATAAATGCTTTGTGTGGCTCTGATAGTCACCAATGTTAAATTGGTAGTAATGCATTTGGTTTCTCCAAAAAAAAACCTTAGACAACACTCTCATCTTTTTTAGGGATGTTGACGGACTGGCAGGTACCAGCAGAGTGTTGACTAAGGCTTACCTGTTTTTCACCGTCAAGTGATAGTGCTACTCTAAACTAATCTTTCCTTTCTTGCAAGTATTTTGTAATTGCGTCTTTTGCTTCATCAAATCCATAGCAGACAACAGCTAGGTAGTTCATTGAACTAGCTGCTTCCATAAACTCTTTCTGACTATCAGATACTTTGCCGGTCTTAGCCTTCATCTCAATAAACATTCCGTGGTACTCACCTTTAGGAATCATTAAGAATAAATCGCTGACTCCGGCAAGCACTCCCTCTGCCTTTAAATTAACTGCCGTGACTATATGCCGTGATCCACCGTTAGGAATTGCCCACAAGTGATACTTGTATTGCTTGTATTGCATTCTGAACCAGGTAATTAACATGACCTGCTCTTGGTGTTCTGATATTTTCATAATTATTTTCACTAAATGTATAAATAATGCTTGCATTGCTAAATATTGTATGCCATTATTACACATCGCAACAAATTATGCGATTAACTTAATAGCAACGGTGGAGATAAAAATGGCTTACACATCAAATAAATTTCGTAAAGAAAATACAACACCAGCACCTTTGTACCCTATTGATGGTGTAATTATTATTGCAAGTCAGTTTATGCACAATGAATGGTGGTATGTGGTAGATAATACCTGGACACCTGAATCAGCAATACTTTTTTAATAGAAACGGTGGAGATAAAAATGTACACAATCAAATCTACAAAATTCCCAAAACAAAAATGGGATATCTTAGAAAACGGTAAAGTTGTCAACTCTACCTACAATTCCTACAAACTAGCTTGTGCCTTACTTAACCAATACCAAATGGTTGAGAAGGTATACACACGAGTTGCTGAGATAGAAGCATCTGTTTGCCTATTCAAAGCTAAATGCGACCGTGAAACAAGGGAGGCTCGTAATGCACACTAACGATCTAAAAGACCCAAAACTTGAGCAAATAATAAAAGAAATACAAGCAATGCGTAAAGAGTTTGAAGAGTTAGAAGTTAAATTAGCTAAACGTGAACAGGAAAATAAAGATGACTGATTACAAAAATTACAAACCTAAGACAGACCTAACACCGTGGATAGAAGGCATTTGCTTTGTTGGTGTGGTCTTGCTCTCAATTTTTCTATACTTGCTGCTGGTGGCTTAACATGGAATCTC